ATATCTATACTAGACAATGCAGTTAAACCACTAATAATATCAGTAGTTCCAATGTTAGTATTTGTATCTGTATTTATTGCTGAAATATCTAGAGTCTGATTCGTGCCTCCCGTTACGGTAGCAGTTATTGTTCCTCCACTCAAAGATAAACCGGAAAGAAATTTATTGGTATCTGCTGTCATGTCATCAACACTAACAGTAATTTTACCACTCGAATCATCGTAAGTAGTTCCTAGCCTTGTATGTGAACCGTCAAACATACCACCTACAATATCTTGTACTGCTTCTGTTGATATTTGTGAACTAGTAGTGTATCCCAATCCCGTTACGAAAGTATGTATTTGGTCTGCCGTAGCCAAACCCGTACCTCCATCAGCAATAGCACCCGTTGCTAAAGTAGCAGAAGCACCTAATCCTAAATTAGTAATAGCATTAGATTTTTGTGTTGCTGTTAAGTTTTGACTTGCAGAATCTATTCTTAATCTGTTTCCTAAAGCCGTTGAAGTTGTTGTAGCAAAGTTAGCATCATCCCCTAATGCGGCGGCTAATTCATTTAATGTATCTAAAGCAGTAGGTGCAGAACTAACTAGCCCCGATACTTGATTATCTACATACGCTTTAACTGATTCAGCAGATGCGACATTAGTAGAGGATGCCCCTGTCATTGTATCGCTATCTATTAGCGGTAGTTGCGTATTAGTAGAAGCAATTCTAATATTACTTGCATCATCATGTGTAAGTGTAATATTTTGCCCCCGTATAAACTTAATATCTTGACTTCCTGAACCTGCACCACTTTCGGTTAATCTTAATATTATGTCTCCCGAAGCCTGTCCTAAAATTGAACCCGAATCAACAAAAGATGTAGCATATTCATTTTGTGTATTTGTATCAGTGTTAGCAATATAAGCAGGTATTCCGAAAGTTCCGTCATGTTTTAAGAAATGCCCCGCCGTTCCCGCCGAAGGAACTAGACCGTTATTTCCTGTGGAAATAGCAGACGAATATGCTACATCAGCAGTTCTTGCTAAAGTTCCTGTCGTAGATGGAAGAGTAATAGTAGCAGAACCCTTTGTTAATGTTCCATCAGAATTAATTCTCATAGTTTCTCCACTACCATTTATAGCGGAAAATGTTCTTGATGCCTGTGTATATGTTAGATATTGAACCTTACGAGTTACTACATCATTCGCATCATCTTTATCATACTGAACCATAGCAATAGGAATATCCCCTGCTGTTAATTCTGCTACCGTAGAAGTGCTAGTATTCCCCTTTCCCGAAGTTGTTCCATGTCTCCAAACTACTGCTCCATTACTCTCCACAATAACTATTAGTCCATACCAATCAACATTGGTCGCTACACCATTAGTAGCATTCGTTTGTATGTTAGTAGTTGTATCTTTTGTTCTATATTTACCGTTTCTTAAATATTTACCATTGGTTATAGTAAACTTAGTAAAACCACCATCTGCTGTTTGTGTAATATTAAAACCACTTAATATTCTATTTTCACCCATAGCGGTGTTAAGAGTTTTAATTATGCCTGTATGTATTGCATCTGTCCCATCTACTAATTGTGTATTAGCCCCTAATCTACTAATAAATCCTGTATTATCAACCATTATTTCAACTCCACTCTAATTGTAAAAGATACCGTATCAGATGCCGCGACTACGCCTGTGCTAGTGAATGTTACTCTTGTTAACATTGCACCTGAATCAGTAACAGTAGTATTTCCATTGTTATGAAACACTCCTAATTCTGTTACTCCCGATGTAGGTATCTGTGAACCCAAGAAATCTACGTTCCATATTAAAGTCGCTCCAACTCTTGATGGAGTTACATTAGTAGAGTGAGTATAAACGGCATGGTCTAAATTAAGTTGTGAAGGAGAAGTGCTATCCGAACCATCACCTATCTTAATAACTGTATATTTAGACATAATATAATTCGCCATTATTTCTTCTTTACCTGCATTCACTATCATACTTATACATCCTTTTCACTCTTGTAGGTCTTTAATACTGTTGTTGAACCCGACCCAAATCCTAACAATGTGCTGAACCCTAATGGACTATTAAATCCTAAATTAGAAGTTTCAGAAGAAGCAGTTATTTTGTATTCTATTGTGCCATTTTGTATTGTAAACGAATCAAATACACTCTTTCCTACAACACTTTGTACTGAGTTTTTACCGAATAAAGTAAATGAACTGCTTGTTTGTTTACTGGAAAGTTCTCCCAATCTTTCAGCAATTGTTTTATTAAAAGTTCCAACGGTAATAGTTGATACTCCATCCAAGATATTTTCAATTTCAAAGACTTGATAATCATTAATTGGTATGTCGTGATTCGGGAAATCTAAAGTTAAAATATCTCCCGCCTCTAATAATTCTAATCCTTCTTTTTGTATTTTTAATTTTATTTTTCTTATGTCTGCATTATGTATTTGTAGTAGTTGTGTTGCCTTTATTTTTGCATCTGATAATGATTTAATTGAAGAATCCACATGACGAATAGTTTTTGTTCTTCCCTTTGTAGGTATTTCTGATTCTGCTTTAACACCATCACCCACTACAATTATTTTATTTGCTTTATCAAATAATGATTTATTACTTTCAACTGAAACTAAATTATGCCCCGATTTATAACTAATAGAAAATCTTCTAAGACTATGAACATCTTCTACATTTCTCGCTATTATTTTACCATTGGTTATTTTGTAATCCAAACCTCTTTTATTTGCTAAGAAATTAATCGCACTAAAAGAATCGGTATCGTCAAATCTAACATTGGAAACGTGAGTCTTTCTTTGTCTTCTAATTAGTTCATCGTAAGGAGAAGGCACGAAAATTATACCGTCAACTGTTATGGTAGTGGCACTTACAGCAGAAACCTTACCAACTAAATATCCTTCTTGGGTATAAAGAACATCACCGTCAACAACATCAATTGGTTTATCAACACAAGTGATTACATTACCTGTAATTTTTGCAGAACCATCTGTATTTCTATCAACTAAATTAGTTGTATAATCTCTAAGACTTTGTTCATAATTCAAATCTAACCCTGCTTCTTTAGCAATGTTTTCTATTTCATTTTCAACTATCCCACCAATACTAAATGTAGTTCCTAGATAACATTTTGTTGGTTTTATTGATAATTTTTTAGGAATAGTAACTTCAAATGTTTCACCAAAAGAAACACAACCATCTCCATTTAAAACACCGTCATATTCAAACTTAAGAGAACTACTAGTTTTAGTAACTGTTAAGGATTTAGTTTGTGAGTTATTACCGTCCGTAACATAAGAAACTATTTCATCAGCGTCAGAAAATAAACTAGAACTTATATTTGACAAATCTCTTATCTCTAAATATGTATTAGTTTCATCTATATTTAATAACATATACATTGAATATACTCCTTCGTTAAATTGGTCTTTAGAAGTTTCTTCCCCTGTTCTAAAATTTTCTGTAACGTTATTATCATACCTTAACCCGCTATCTTGCATAACATTCACTTCAAAATAATCGGGAGTCTCTTCAAAGACCGTATCAGATAATCGCATTAATCTAAAATATACTCCGTGTTCTGATTCATCAATTTCTTTATCAAACTTTAAAGAATGTATATCTTCGTTTCCGGTTTCATCAACTGTATGAGAAGTTATTTTACCAATATATTTTGGAGTGCCTTTGGAAGTAAGATGTATTGGTGTGTTATCACTGCTAGTTGTAGCAGTAGTTGGCAAATAAGTGGAAGACCCTACTAATTTAGTGCTTACAATGTAATACCCTGTAAGATTAGGCACGAAGTTTAACCAATGATGTGTTGAAGTAGCATCCATTGTAAAAGTTTTAGCCGTTCCAACAGTTAAATTGGTATTACCTACCGGAATATGTAATTGTGGTTTAATGAACATTTGTGCAGAATATATTTCCCCTGCATCTTCATTTGAGGCGGGTGTTGGAGTTAACCTATGTTGTTCAACTCTATATGCTGTATTTGATACGTCTTCTCTATTAAGAAAAGGATAAAATTTCGTTTTTGTGCCAATGAAAGCAAGGTTGTTAGATGAGCCACTATATTCAGAAGCAATAGTAGTCATTACATTGATAGTTGGTTGGTCGTTTCCCGAAGCAACTCTATTTTGAAAACTACTACCGTATCTATTTATGTCAGTATCGAATAATTGCAATGGACTACTTGTTTGTTTAAGCAAAGTTTCGCTATTCTTTCTACCACTTTTCATACCTCTAAATATAGCAATACAATTTTCATATATATCTCTATTCGGCCAACCAATACCGTGAGGACTTTCGTTCAAAGTATCGTGATTATTAAGTCCTGTTTTTGTTCCATTACCATTATAATCTAATGGAATAACAGGTTTTGCTAATGCTGAAATGACTTTAGAAGTATGTGTTTTTTGTGAAGTTAGTGTTTGCGCTCCTATTATTTTTTCAACATGAAACGCAGAATCTATCCTTGCCGCTACCGGAGTCCCACTAATAATAATATTAGATTCGTCAACTTCACTAATAATAGGCAAGAGTATATTAGGCGGGTCATAAACATCAGAACCATCTGCTTCCAATAAAGCAAATTTAAAATAATCTGTTTTTATATTTGGTTTTAAAATATAAACCCTATTAAAAAGTAAGTTATCACTTATAGCCTTTAAATCATTTATTTTATACAACCCCTGATTAAGTGTTGCACTTACCTCCCCTTCTTGAGTAAACAAATCATACTCACTAATTGCGTTACTATTGTTTGTATCGTATTTTTTATATTTAGCAATGTTCATCTTATCAATATTATCTAAATTTTTGACACATTCTATATCAACTGAATTGAAGTGCCAATCAAAAGTTGCTTCCACCAATCTAACAACTCCCCATCTTTTAATCTGATTAGTTGTTTTTGTCGAACTTTGTATTTCTGATATTTCATAGTCGTTATCATCTCTAATTGTAGTATTTGTCTTACCACCATGAACGTGATTAATTTGAGTTCCTTTTGTTCCTTTATTTTCAAACATTAAACCATAATCACTCATAGAATTATTAGAAAATGATATGTTGTTAAACCTTAATTTTGAACTAGGATATAAGTCTCCCGAAGCATACAAGGAATACGGCCTTGCTCTCCAATCATTACTTACTAATTTTTGAACATCATCTAAAGTAACAGTAGTGTCTACATTCTTAGTTCCATCTGCCCTGTTATACCAAGTCATATCTGAACTGTTTACCGTTCTAAAATCCCTAGTTCCATTCTGCAATACTTTTATTCCTGTTGTATAACTTTTTATTTTGTGGTTTCTATTTGCATTTGTATAGATATTAGTTGGCACAAATGAGTCATACGGTATTAAAGTTTGATTTTCAAACGATTGTAAATCAATAAACTTGTAGGTATCTTCGGGCGCAAAATAATGCTGAAATTGAGATTTTAATTTATGAATAAACCCACCTGTATGTAAGTTACTATTTAGCAAATAAAAACCTGCGTGGTAATTTACGTTATCACTATTAACAACAGTTCCTAAATCATAATTTGCGTTTAAATCAGGTATTGTTAATGTATTGCCACTTTTATTAGTCCAATTAAAACTCACTCCATTTATAGTTCCGCTACCTGAAGAAGTGAAATCACTAGCATCTACTAACACTAAAGAAGTAGCACCGTCAACATAAGCAGTCGCTAATGTTGTCGTATTAAGAGACAGAAACCTACTATCGTTAGAATTATTATCTTGTGTTCCCAAAACAACAGGAAAATTAGGAGCGATAGTTACTATATTTTTAGAATTATTAATATCATTAATATCAACTATATGAAACATTTCAGAAGAGACAATATTCCTTTGTGTAAATTCTATGTTAGTTTCCTTTTCTTTTCCTATTTTTAATAAATATCTACTAGAAGGAATATCTTCATCAACAATAGAATTATCAGAATTTATTCTTTTAGTTATATTTGTAGGTTTCAATATATCATAACCATAAGAACCGTCAGTTTCAAAAGAACCATTATTAGAAGTTAATTTTAAATCTAAATACGTGAAAGTATCAGCACTAGAATCATATGTAAAGTTTAACCCTTCATTAAAAATTAATCCCTTTTCAGATGTATTGGTAAAATCAGTAGGTCTAACACTTTCAGTTACATTAGTGGCTAACGCCTTTACACCGGAAATAAATCTAGAAGAATTATCTAATGGATTATAATAGTAAATATTAGTATCGTTTGCAACAGAAACATATGCTTTATCTTTCAATGTAATAGTAGTAACGTTATTAGAAACAGAATGACTACTATATTCTCCTATTAGTTCATATGAAGCATTGAAAAATAGGGTATATTTAGTAAATGTTCTAGACCCATCAACTGCTATTTCAATAGCACTGTCTTTAGTTGAGGCTATTGCTGAATTATAATAATCAGTAATATTATCTATATGTGGATTTAATGTCGAATAAACAATATCATCTGTAAAGTTTAGGTTTTTATTTACAGTAGTAGTAAGTAAATTAGCAACTTCATCCCTTCCTGAAATAGTATATGTCATCATTCCATTTTCATTTTTAGATTCTATATCTTCCACATTACCGTTAAATATTTCTTCATTTAATGTGAAACT